CTGGGTCATCTAGTAATTGATCAAGCAAGATAGATACTTGGCTTGGTGCTAATCCCTGATCAAGGGCACCAGCAAGTATTGTGCCTATTCTTTTTACTGTGGTTCTTGTGATTTCATCACTTGTATAACGACCACTTGAGATTAAATGATCAAGGGCAGTTGGTTTTCTCATTAATAATGCGGCTGGTTTATTTCCTGGTGTCCAGTTTGCCCAGTTTGTCCTTAGGGCTTGAGCCACTTCATCACGAGAAAGTTCTTTTTTGATCATTAGTTTAGCAATTTCATAATTTGTTATTGCTTCACCTAAGACATAAGCATCTGCATAAATTCTAGTTAAGACATCTCGGATTGGCTTGGTTTCAACGATAACATTGACCATCGCCCAATCTTGTGCTTGTGCTGTGGTTACCCTAACTCCCTCAATATCGGGGTGATGGGCTTGATACCATGCCTCAGTAACTGAATTTACATCCACAGAGGCAACGATAGCATTCCTAATTGCTCTTATGTGCCGAAGGGCAAGGCGACGCTTTAATCGCTCCCGATTCGGCTTCATTAGATACCAAGATAGCGTTCAGCGTACCAGCGTGCGGCATCTAGATCACCAACAGAAACATACTTATTGAGTATCTCTGCATAATCATCTTCTATATGTTCAAAATTAAAACTCCGTTTGTGGTTGCCTTTTCTAACCCACTTAAGAAATGTCTTTAACTCTTTCTCAACGGCACTTGTTTCTTCTTCAACTGTTTCTTTAGATTCCAGAGCCTCGGTTTCAGCCACACCAGCCTCAGGGGCAGGAGTGCTACCAACTTCAATTTGGTTCTCAACGGGCGTGGCGTCTTCACCGCTAAGAGCGCTTGCGCCAGACGCAGTTGCCGCATCAATAATCCCATCTGGGCTTAGGAAGAATAAACCACTACCAGAATATAGCATTGGCATATCTGCTTGAGGTGTATCAAGCAATGGTAATCCCATGTTTGATCTTGCCTCATTGACTGTACGACCGCCATTTTTTAATTCAATATCTACTTTGCGAGCCTCAGCCTCAGTATCTATCTTGCTTTCAAATAGAATCTTAAATTCTAACTCTCTTGGCATACCAAGATATAGATAAGAAATGTTTGTTAGTTGCTTAGACAGCCAATTAGCAAGAGGGGCAATACCAATGCTCTCACCTGATAAGGTTTCGCCTTGTTGCAATCCACTTGCGCCTAATGAACCTGAGCCACTAAAACCAATTTCTGAAGGCAAGACACCAAAGTGTCCGCAAATGCTTGTGATCAGGTAGTTATCAAATTCTGATTTGAATTTCTCACCATAACCGTCAAATTGTTGAGGCTTGAATCCAGCAGGAAGTATGCGAGCGCGTTTTCTTTGTGCTGTTTGTCCTGCAAGATCATCATTAAAGATATTCTCATAGGCTCTAAGCAATTCAGGATTATTACCAAAGTTGGCATCTGTTTCAAATAGCAACTCAGGCAATACACCATCGGTATATTCAGCCCGTAGCCATTGCTGACGGCGTAAATAAATGTCTGCAATAGGTAAGGCACGCTCAACAGGTGAGAATCCATAAACTGTCCAAGAGCGTCTGTTCTTGATCAGGTAAATTAACTCATCTGCTGTAAATTCACCATCTGCATCTTCACCATCTGTGCTTGCCATAAATTCTGAACGTGGGAAGCCGAACAGAATTTGCTGGTAGGCAGGGTTTGGTGCCGCAGGGCGCATACCACGGTCATCAATTAATGGTTTAATTGTTGAACCATCTAGTATCTGTAATCCGTAAAGATCACCGCTTACTGACTGCTGAGGCCATATAGAAAAGGCATCTAAAACTAGGATTTCTTCAAGTGCTATATTAATCCAGTCATTGAAAGTTAAACCGTTTGACTTATCAGGTTGCTCCCAAAACTGGCGAAGGCGATTAATCTCGTCTGTATATTTTGAACGAGCATCTGCCATTGCTCTCACATGATCTTTACCAGATTCAGATGATATTTTTTCAGAAGCATCTTGGCTCATAACAATATCCCAGTCATAACTGGTAATCTTTGCTTTGATCACTTCAACACATCTTCTTAAGATATCTATTTGATCAGCCGCAGAGCGTAAAGTTGTAAATGGCACCAATCGGGTTGGTGTGATATTGATATTCTGAGCAACTTGGTATTCATAACGGCGTGGGTCAGCACGACCATCTTCACGAACAGGGTTAATAGATCCCGGAATTAATGGGTTGCCTGGTGTAAAAGGAACTGTCGGCCATATTGGGTTGCGAGGTAGCGATACCGATTGACCATATTGCTGGGTATAAATGCCAGCACGATTTACCATGTCTTGTTCAGACATAGTTACTGCCCCTGCTGGTAAATTCGGTGCTTTCTGAATTTCAACCGCAAGGGCTCTTGCTATTCTATCTAGCAGACCCACTGGCTTAGCCTCCTTAGCCTTGGACTACTACGCGATATTGATTTAGAGTAGGTGCGACAGAGAATAGCAGAGTAATTGTATTAACGGTAGCATGGTTTACATCACAAATTACTTCAGCATAAGAGCCTGAACTCTCATAAACAGTTACTTGGACATCTCTAGTGTTTAAGTTGTGAGTGATGGTATATGAAGTGGCTGAGCCATCTCCAACATTTGCGTTATACTTAGAAACAACGACTGCAGTATCAATAGCAACAGTATTAGTTAATACAGAAATACCATTACCTGCACCGACAGCAAGATCAGTTGTTAAATTAAGACCTGAAGTGGTTGCTAGTTTGATTTCAGCCCCACTTGCTCCTGTCTGTAATCCATAACCGCTTCTTGGTGCGAAAGTGAAGTTTGTGCCAGTTAGCAATACACCATTAGATGCTGTGTAAGTTCCTGCACCTGAGAATTGCTGGAAAACAATAGGGTCAGTTCCAACAGTAGTTACTTCATCAACATTGACCCAACCAGTATTGGCAAGTGTGGTTCCAGTATCAACAAAAGTAAAGTCACCACCTGCAATTTCAACTGCTGAGTCAAAGTCTGTTGCACGAGTTAGAACCCAGTTTGTAGAACCGCTACCGACAGTTGTGACGGTATAGATACCATTTTGAGATTGTGTGGTTTGATTTTTGACCAAAATTCTTTGACCAACAGTTGGACTAACTCCGTCTGTTGTAAATGCCGCTTGAGTTCCAGCATTTGTAAGTGTTGCACCAACACCGCTAGTGCCATTGTTATATGTAGCATTTAAGTTAGCAGTTGTTGCCGCCCAAGATGCCGCATGGATATTAAGTCCTTGTGCTACATCATCAACATATTGCTTAGTTGCCGCATCTGTGCTTACTGTTGGTGTTGCTAAATTGCCTAGTTTGTATCCTTGCATGTTGAGATCTGTGCTAGGAGTAAAAGCGTGTGTGTGATCTTCTTTAGAGGGTGTAGTCGCTGTACCTGCTGAGCCAGCCGCACCGCTAATAGCATTTGGTGTTGCTGTGCCTAAGGCAGGTGTTCCGTGTGTGTGATCAGCACGAGCGTAATCTGTTGAACTTCCATTACCGCTAGATGCACCATAAGTTGTTTGGGCTGTTACTGTACCAAATTGATTTGTCTGTGCCCATGTTGAACCATTTGAGTAATAGAAAAGATAAGTGTCTGTTGCATAATAAATAGTGCCAGCATCAACTGTTGCCGCCGCAGGGCGTGCCGCTAGAAGTCCTGACTGAACAGCATTTCCAGCAACTTCCCAGCGTGTTCCATTGTAAATGTATAGTTGGTTATCTACAGTATTGTAGTAAATTTGTCCAGCAGAAGGAGTAGCAGGTGCAGTTGCGAGGTTTTGAATTACCGCGTTCTGTAATTCATTTTTAGTAAGGTCAATGCTGACCAAGAATTTTCTTGCCATGTTTTTTCTCCTAGACTATGTACGCGACACCTGCAAAGGCGCCCGTAAATGTGATTACCATTCGGTTTACTGTTGGATAACTTATTGAACCTTCGCATTGTGTTCCACCTGAATCTAAAACAACCGCAACAGGGTTAAAACCTAGGTTGTGGTTAATTGTCCAAGTAGCACTAGATACTGCTTGTGTGTGAGTGTATGCGATATCACTTGGAGTAAAAGCACCAGCAGGTCCTTGAGGACCAGGGGCAGTTACTCGTACCACAGGTTGAGTTACTTGAACTACTACAACTTCACTCATGTTCGGGTCACCTGTGGGCTCACTTCTACTGTTCCTTGAACAAGTCGGGTTACTACATTTGCTGGTGAAGTAATTTCTAAGTCATAGGCATACTTACCGTTTGTAATTAATGTAGTTTGTGCGGCTGTTGCACGGACAGCAAGTGTTCCTGTTGCACCTGTAATAGTTATACCATTACCGTTAGTTAAACTTAACACAGTAGTTTTTGCTAATGGTGAAGTTCTAATCTGTAATGCGGCAGTATAACCAGTTATATTTACTGCTGTGCCGTTTGGGTTTTCATAGATAAAAGTGATAAACCAGTCAGCACCTTGATCAATAGTGGTGTTATAAGTTACTGCTCCCACTACTCTCTCCTAACGCTTGATTACAATAAACACAAACTGCTTCTGTTTTCTTATTTGGCATCTTACATGCTGGGCATATAGTAGCCATGCTTGCAAGGACTGCTTGAGCACTTGAGCCATCTTTTAATTCTGTTAATGCCCATACTAAGGCGTCAAGCCTATCAGGACTTTGTCTGCTTTCTGGTGTCCAAGTAACCATCTGGTCTTCTAACTTAGAAAACATACCAACATGGTGAACTCTGCCTTGCTCATAAAGATGCATGATAGTAATAGCTGTAATTTGTTTGGACAAACTTGCTATTCTAAAAATATTATCAGGACATACAACAGTTTTTGCAGTTTCATCTGCAAGTCCAAACCCACGGCTGTATACCAAACGTCCTTTATAAGTAATGGCTAATTGTCCACCGGGTATATCATAATTTTTTAAAAGATTCGCCATGGCAACATCAAAGTTGACAAGTGAAGGAGAATAATAACCAGTTTGTGCTTTTACACTTTGCGTACATGTGAATAACAACGATATTACAATGGCTTTTAATAGTATTTTTTTTGTTTTCATCT